TAGAAAATTCAGATAGGTCTTTTGAAGAGGAAGTCCTCTTTACAGGATTTGGTACTGCTCCAACTAAAAATGAAGGAGCTGCTGTTGTTTATGATGACGCAGGTGAGAGTTATACATCTCGATATACAAACGAGACTATAGCTTTAGCATTTGCGATTACTGAAGAAGCAATGGAAGATAACCTTTATGATACTTTTGCAAAGTTAAGAGCAAAAGGATTAGCAAGAGCTATGGCTAATACTAAGCAAGTAAAGGCTGCAGAATTATACAACCAAGGTTTTGCTACAGCACAAGGAGATGGAGTAAGTTTATTTAATGCTGCACATCCAACTGTTGGAGATGGCAACCAGAGTAATACAAGTACAGCAGCAGCGATTGCTGAAGGTACTTTAGAATCTGCTGTTATAGCAATACAAAAGTTTAAAGATGACAGAGGTATCTTAATTGGTTCTTCTGCTGTATCTATACACGTACCAGTAGACTTAATGTTTACTACTGATGTATTATTAAATACACCAGGTATTGTGGGTAGTGCAGACAATGACTTAAACTCTGTAAAGAACTTAGGAGTTTTCCCAAGTGGATACTTTACTAATAGAAGATTTACAGATGCTAATGCATGGTTTATAAAAACTGATGTTCCTAATGGTTCAAAGATGTTCAACAGAACACCTTTACAAACCAAGATGGAGCCTGATTTTGATACTGGCAACTTACGATTCAAGGCAAGAGAAAGATATTCTTTTGGTGTGTCTGATTGGAGAAGTTGGTTTGGTAATCAAGGTGCTTAACCATTAATAACTAGGGAGGGTATTAATTTACCCTTCCTATTTTAAGGAAATAACATGGCTACAAATATAAGAACAGTTAATAAAAGAGGTGGAGATGGAGTTATCATTGGCACCACAGGAAGAACTAGAATATTAGGAGTTCATTCCTATTCTACTATAGCAGGAGTAATTGCTATTGGAGACAAAACAGGAGCAGTAATAACTTATGAAGTTCCTGCAAGTGCAGAATCAGATATGTACTTTGGAGAAATGGGTGTACTTTGTAGTGCAACAGTTACTATTTCTACACCAGATGCAGGTAGTGTAACTTTAATAACAGGATAACTAAATGCCATCCTATTCTTTTTTAAAGACTGATATAATAAATACAATAGAAAATGATTCAACAGAGTTTGAGAATCAAATACCTTTTCTAATAGAAAAAGCTGAAGGTAGATTAATTAAAGAACTGGATGACCCAGGTCTAGATAATTATTCTACTTTTTCATTTACAGCTTCTGACCCAGTAGTTAGTTTACCTGCTGATGCGTTAGTGGTACGTAATGTAAACTATACAACAAGTGTTTCAACAGCAGCTATTCCTGCTAATTCAAAAGTAAATTTATTACAAAGAACCTATGAGTATGCATTAGATTATTTTCCTTATGCTAGTGCATCAACAGGAACACCTAGATATTATTCAAGAAAAACAAATACACAAATTTATATTGTACCAACACCTGCATCTGCAGTATCAGGTGAAATACAATACACACGTAGACCTTTAGCATTAGCTAGTGCTACAGGCACAAGTGCAACAACTTCTAATTACTTTAGTGAGTTTTGTTACAATGCATTATTTTCTGCTTGTATGGTAGAAGCAAATTATTTTATAAAAGATTTTCAAACACTAGCAAATTGGGAAGGTCAATATAAAAATTCTATAGATGGTTTACGTAATCAAGCTAGAAGAATGAGACAAGACGATATGGAAGTTGCAGCTAGTCCTGCAGGTGGTCCTAATCCAGTTTTAAAAGGAGCTAACTAATGACTATTAGTAGAGTTAATGCAGCACAACAAATAATAAAAGTTAATAACAAAAAGAAAAAGAAAACTAAAAAACATAAAAAGGGAAAAAGATAATGGCAAAAAAAAGATTATTTAAAGCTGCATTAGAAGCAAAACGTAAAGCTACTAAAGATGCTGTTAAACGTAGTAAAAAAGTTATTAATGTTAAAGAAGGAACTAAATTAGGAGAATCTAAATTTGTTAAAAGTTCTAAAGAAATAAAAAATAAATTTACAAATAAATTAGAAGAAATAAAAGACTTAAAAAAAAATAAAAAAGTTGCTATAAAAAATTATAAAGGTTTTAATCCTAAACAAATAAAGCTTTCTAATGCTGACGAAAATATAGATGCTTTATTTAAAGAGTTAAATGGACTTGTTAAAGGATTTGGAAAAGGTTCTAAAATAGGAAAGTCTATACCTAAAGCTGAAAAAATGTTAACTAAGTTAGAAAAACAAGCTTTAGGACAACAAAAGCAAATTGATAAAACTATTGATAAAAAGTTAAAAGAATCAGGTGGTAAAAGAAAAATAACTAAATCTAAAACTTTTATAAAGAAAAAACCAAAAAAAGGAGAAAGAAGTCCTACAATAACTGAATTAAAAGAAAAAGCTAAAATTGATAAACTTAGACCTAAATCATCTAAGATAGGTGCTAATGCAAAAATTCAAGCAAGATTAATAGAAAATGAATTAAAGGTAGGAACTAAAAAAGATAAATTTAAAAACTTAAGAACTGATTCATCATTTGATATGAAACCTTTAATGGGTAAAGCTAGAGAAAATAAAATAAAAGAATTAAAAGAATTACAATCACAATTTGATAGAAAAAAAGGTGGATTAATTAAACGTAAAAGAGGAGGACTAATTAAACCTAGAGGTTATGGTGCTGCTCGATATAAAGGGAGAAAATAATGCAAATAAAAACATCAACATTAATAACAGGAGCTAACGCAAGAGTTATGAATAATTCTACTGGTCACGATACAAGTGCTAAACCTACTGGTCAAGGTTATGGTGCAGCAAGAAAAGGACCTGGAGTAAGAGGACCTATTGAAGCTCAAGTTAAAGAAGATTCTAAAGCTAAAGGAGAATAACTAATGGCTAAAAAGAAAGTATTAGAAGCTGTAGTAAAACGTGGTCGTAAATCTAAAAGAGGTAGACCTAAAACTAAAAAAGAAGTAGTTAAAAAAGTTGTTAAGAAACAAGACCCTTTTAAAGTTAAAAAACTTTCTGGTGAAAGTGATGCAGCTTATAAGAAAAGAAAAGCTTTAATTAATAAATTAAAAAATCAGTCTATAAAAGATACAGCTAAAGACTCAGGTAAAAAATTACCTACTACTAAAGATAGAACTTCAAGGTCTATGACTATTCCTCTTAAAAGAAAAGAACAATCTAAAGCAGCTTTTAGAAGAAGAGTTAAACAAAAATTACTTGGTGTAACTAAAAAAGGTGAAAGTAAAGACATAGGTAAAGCAGGTTATCCTGTATCAGAAACTATGAGAGAATTAGGTTATACTGGTAGTAGAAAAGCTAAAGTTGATTTAACTGATAAAGAATTAGAAGCTTTAGGTTTTCAAATTAAAAAAGCAGGTGGTTTAATAGACCCTCCTAATCCAGGAGCTGCAGCATTACCAAGACCTGTTAGAAATCAAATGGGTTTTAAAAAAAGAGGTGGTAAAATAAAAAGATTAGCTGTAGGTGGTGGAATTGCACTTAAAGGTTTAGGAGCTACAAGAAAAAAATAATGGCTAGAAAAAAAGGCACAGGTATGAAAGGCATGACGATTGGTAAAGGTGATAAAAGACCTACCAAGTCAGGTGCAGGATTAAGTGCTAAAGGTGTAGCTAAGTATAGAAGAAATAATCCTGGTAGTAAATTAAAAACTGCTGTAACAGAAAAAAAGCCTACAGGTAGTAGAGCTAAAAGAAGAAAGAGTTATTGTGCTAGGTCTGCAGGTCAAATGAAGAAGTTTCCTAAAGCAGCTAAGAATCCTAACTCAAGATTAAGACAAGCTAGAAAAAGATGGAGGTGCTAACTGTCATATTTAATAAGTAATATTCCCCACTTTAAATGTTGGGTACGTAAAGAATTTACACACAATCATTTGAAATATCATGGTGAATTTTTACATGGAATAGCATTTGCAGTTAATACAATACCAGATAGATGTTTATCTTTTCAAGTAATGTTTACTGGTATAGAAGAAGAAGATAATATACATGGTGGTGCAATGTGGGCAAGGATGCCAATCACAGCATTAGTAGCAGATGAAATACTAGATGAAGCTCCAGAAAGAATGGATACACATTTAGCACAACCTTGGGATTGCTCATCAAGAACACATACTGTAGTGAAGCTTGATTTATTAACAGCAAGTCCTTGGTATTGTAAAATAGATAACGAATTTTATAAAGGTAAGTATATGTTTACAGTTGATTTTACAGATAGTGATATAAGTGATTGTCCTGCACAACATAAACAAAACCATGTAATACAATTAATTGATGCAGGTAAATGGACAGGTAATATAATAGCATTACCTAATAATAGAGTTAGAGCAACAAGTCCTGCTTTATGGGTAACAGGTGAAGGTGCACCAGACTTTAGACCAAGCCAACATACTCATGCAGCAGAAATACACGACAGTTATACAGACCCAGAAATAACTTTTAATAATTTATACAAGGAGACTAAAAATGGCAGGAGCAAAAACTAAATACATGGCTAAAGGTGGAGCAATGAAAACTAAGTATATGGCTAAAGGTGGACCAATGAAATCTAAATACATGGCTAAAGGTGGAGCAATTAAAAAAAAGAATGGTGGTAAAGTTACACTTAGTGGTATGGCAGCTAGAAGAAACGCAAGAAGGGGCTAATGGCTAAACTTTGTCCAAAAGGTAAAGCAGCAGCTAAACGAAAGTTTGATGTATATCCATCAGCATATGCTAATATGTATGCTTC